TCAGAGTCTAAATAATTGTTTACTACATCATCAGTCATTAAGTTAGCCAATAAGTCATTTTTTAAAGCCCCATTGTCTGTTAATGCTTCTAGTATTTGTTCTAATGTTAATTTATCCATGCTTTACACCTCATTCTGCCCTTGCAGTCAATTAAGCCTACAAGTTCATTATTATTTTGGTTTATTGTTGGGCTTACATGATAGATATATCAATGCCAAACTTTATGTAAATAAAAAAGACATACAAATGTATGCCTTTAATTAATTATCTTTATTCTTTTTCTTCATATATTCCTCAAATTGCTTCTTAGCCCATTCTGGAGCATCTTCTTTTATGGTCCAATCCCACAGATCCATATTTACATAATCCATGAAGTCTTGATATCTTCCTATCATTATTTTCCCATCTCCTTATCAATAATCTTTAATATTTCCTTAGATAATGGTTGAGCTGCATCTCCATTAGCCATAGCATCTGCAAATGCTTCTGCTAAAGTCTCTTTTCTAGATTCTAATGCATATCTGGACAAATTTTTTATTGTAGCAGATTTATCTTTCATTTCTGTAATTCCTAAATTCTTAAAAGCTTGATTAATTATATCAGTTGATGCAGGATCTGAACTGTAAGAGTAGTACATTGTTTTCATGTCTTCCTTAGTCATTGTGTCATGTTTAAGATTAGATAATCCCTTTTTCTTAGCTGTTAAATAAGCATCTATTACATGCCCCATCTCATGTACTATTATATCATTATAAGTAGTACCTTTTGGATGAAAGCCTTTCTCTATATCATTATTATAATATTTTTCTGCTTGTTCTACATTACCCATTAATGTTGTAGATGTTTTAAGAGTTAATACATTACCATTTTTACCATAGCCATATTTAAAATAAGCATATGTGCTTTTCATTGGTCCTGCTTCAAAGTTCCTTACAAAGCCTTTTATATCTGGGTATTTATCAAAGATTTTCTTAGCATTATTAACTATTGAAGTAGCCATATCTGGTGACATTTTTGTGCCAAAAGATACTTTTTCAAAGCCATAATTTTCTTTAAGATATGAAGCAGCTTCTTTATTATTTTTGAATGATAATTGCTCTTTAGCAGCAGCTGCCTTAGTAGGTTTGATTTGTATTTCTGCAATCTTTGTTTTCTTTACAACTGGAATAATTGTGCTTCTACAATTAGGATGCAAAGGTGGTAAATTCTTTCCTACAGCTGCATCAGCTAAGTTAAATACTTTACCATTCAATTTCTTGCATTCTGATGATGTTCTATCATCTATTTCTGCTAAGAACTCATATTGCTGCACTACTCCAGAATCAGAATAAGCATTTAATGTTCCTTGTGTAACTGCATAATTTGTTTCAGTTCTTACTAGTCTTGATGCTTGATAATATAAGGAGTTGCATCTATCCATTAATTCTGTAGCCATCTTTTTAACTGATGATCCTTTTATCAGATTCTTAGATAAATCATCATTAATATAATTTAATAATTGCTTTTTATTATTCCAGATCCTATCACTAAACATTGAACCAGCATAAGGATATTCTATAATCTCCTTTACTGCTTTTAATGGAGTTACTGCTGCTCCAGCCATATTTAATGATTCCAATGTGTTTTTATATTCTCTTTGATACATTTTTGTTAAATGATCTTCTATTGATATTTGAACATTATGGGCTGTTTCTATTAGAACTGCATCAATAGCATCTATAAGAGCCATTTGTTGAGTCAAATATGCTCTTGCAGATAATCTATTAATTTCACTTAATATAAAAGGACTATGTGAATTGTTATATATTTTCTTTAATCTAGCCATATGAGCTTGATAATTTTGCATTTGAAAAGGAGTTAATGCTCTTTGTGCTTCTTGATATGTTAAATTATTTTCTGTGGCATAAGTATTATACCAGTCATTAAGTTCTTTCTTTACTTCTCTGAAAGCTTGTGAATATAGTTTATTTATTTGTGCTATTATTTCATCTTCTGATAATTTAGCAGCAGCATCTCTGTCTGCAGCTCTTTCTTTCCAATAAGCAGGAGACCTCATGTTTGAAATGTATGTCATGTGTATGCTCCTTTATTTCAAACTTAAAAAACCTAACAGTAAACAAATAATGCACAATATAAAACCACCTACAGTAACTAATAATGTAGGAGCTAGAATAATTCCCCATGAAACATTTGTAATTCCAAGTATTTTAAGCATTCCAGCTATAAAAGTAAATAAAATACATAGCTTACTAAACATTTATATCACCTACTCATTATTATTGTCATACATCTGTATGCCTTCTGATTCTTCTATATTATTAAAGTTATAATCAAGCCCAGGCATATTTGAATGCTTTTCTTCCTGCAGCTTTTTATATTCTTCTTTTGGTTTCTCTATAAATTCTAGTTGAGATAATAAAGTTTCTGTTGATACAATACCAGATAGCTTAGATATTAAATCAGCTTGTTCTAATGCATTAGTTGGTAAAGCTCTAGTAAACATTATTTTGATTCTTTTATAATCATAATCTTGTCCTATCATAGCTAATCTATTATGAATTAGCTCCAGCATCCTTTGTAATGATTTTCTCCACTTAGCTTCCTTCTTAGCCATGTCTTTCTCTAATCCAAATAATTTGAATTTAAGAGCAACACCAGAAGCATTACCAGAGAATGATTCATCTGTTAAAGCTGGAGTTTTAGTAAGTTTATGAAAATCATTTGTTAATCTATTTAATACATTTTGTATATAAGTATCATTTATTGATTTAGTAATGAACTCTACTTCTCCATCTGTATCAGTTAATAATACCCTATTATTTTTCATGTCTTGAATATCTTCATCTTCAGTAGAACTTAAATTCTTTAAATGCAGATAAGCATTATCAAAGTATTCTATTTCATTAACAGAAGAACTCATAATGCTCTCTATAGCATCAACTATAGATATTGCATCCTCATAGCAGCCCTTTCTTTCCTGTGATTCTATAAACTCTATTACTGGTATATCACCAAAATAATTAGCTTCTTCTTTTACTAATGTTAAGCTGCTTAAAGAACCAGTATAATATTGAATTTTATCTTTATTAAATACTGTTAATTCTAGTATTGTATTGTTAGTTACAGTATCTTTATATTCAAAATATCTTATAGCACCTACTGGATCTGCAGCTAAAGAATTATCATTAACTAAAATAATGTTTTCTGGAGACTCTGCTGCTAATCTCAATTGTCCATTTTCATCAATCCATAAGATCAAGAATGCATGTCCATATATTGCAGATAACTTATCCAGCTCTGCATTAACATCCTGGAAGTCATTATATTCTAAGATATCTAATATAGCTTTTTCTTGTTTCTGGTTATCAGATGTAAATGTTAATGGCTCTCCACTAAAGTAACCAGATCTAATATCTACTGTAAATGCTGGTAGATTGGAAATAATTTTATTATTAGGCTTAGATAAATCTTCAATATGCCTGTACAATATTCTGTGGTTTCCTATGAAGTAATCATAATTCAACTCATATTTAGTATGAAAGCTTTTATGTTCATTTACTACTGTAGATATAGCAGCTGAATCAAGTTTCTTTTTATTAGTTTTAAATACTGGAATTTTAAATCTTTTATTAATCATTTTAGTGTTTTCACCTTCTTTATAAACCTAAGTTAAGTTTCTTTGATGTAATTTTATTTCTAAGTCTTATTGTTTCCATAGCATATCTTAGAGCATCCATAAGGTGGTTATAGTCATCTACTGGCTTATTTAAAACAGTTCCTGCTTTATTATCCCAAACATAATTATTAAGCTCTAGTAATGTATTTTCACATTTAGAATGCACTATGATTTTATAATCTTGTATATTTTGAATACCATTTAGAATTGAATCTTTACCTTTTTGAGCTGGTTTAATTCTTGAAATGCCTTGCCTTCTTATATCATCTATAGATTTTGGCTCTGCTGAATCAGCAATGATTTGTTCTTTAGAATAGCCTTTATATTTAATCATTTTTACTATGTCATTATTAGACATTGCTTTTTGATAGTGTTCATCAAAAATATATAATTCTTTAGCAGCTGTATCTACAATAGCAGCAATAAAAGCAGTAGGATCATTTGTATAACCAAAGTCCAAACCAAATATAGCTTTTGCTGTAGATCTTTTTGCTATTAAAGTATAATCAAAGTCTTGCTCTATGAAATTATCATATACAAGCCCTTCTGCTATACCCCAATTTCCTAGCCCTTCTATATTGTATCTTCTAGGATTATTCTTCTTCATAGCTTCAAATAAAGCTATATCATCAGCTCCTAACCATTCATTACACATATAATTAGTAGTCATTGCTAATATATTAGGATCTGCTGTATCAAAAAATTTTTTCTTTAACCAATGTTTCTCTGACCATGGGTTAAAGGTTATTATAATTTGCTTATAATATCCATCTGGTAATTGTCCTCTAATAGACATGTCAACTTTATTGAATGAATCTTCATCCATAATCTGAAATGCTTCTTCAAACCATGCCCAGCATAGATAACCATGCTCTACAGTAATTGAAGTAATAGACATTGGATCATCTAATCCTCTGAAAAGGATTTTCTGACCAGTAGGAAGAAATGTTGCTTCCAAAGGTGACTTTGAGAAATGCCATAAGTGAGCCACATTAAGATTATGAGCAGCCCATTTTAATTGTGTCCATGTAGAATCTTTGTGAGTGTTAAAAATTCTTCTAATAACTAATGTATTAGCTAAAGGATATTTCATCATTTTATAGATAATCTTTTGAGCAGTAGTAGTAGATTTTTTAGATCCCCTTGATCCTTTACAAACTAAATATCTATGTTTAGATCTCCAGAAGCTCCCATAGCCCCTGCCTATTTTATCTGGTAGATTAATATTAATCAATTAAATCATCTTCTCCAGAAAATAATATTTGTTGTGATATATCTGCTTCTATTTTATCTTTAAATAATCCATATCTCTTACCTAATAATTCAGCAGCTTTTATTCTGTCCTTAATAGCTGTATTCTTTTTAACCTTAACTGGTTGAGATGTTCCTTCACCAGTTCCACAAGTTACTACAACTTCTTCTGTTACATTATCTCTCATTACAGCTGTAAGGTGTGCTAAAACTTCATCTTGTGATGCTACAATATCATTATCTTTTGATTCCATTCTTTCTTGTATATAATTTTTAATTCCTACATTATCCAACAATAAATAAGATTTTGCTTTTGCATAACTTTCTGAATATCCTGCTTTTATTGCTGCATCATAAGCATTTAAAGAAATTATATAATTATCAGCAAATAATTTTTGTTTAGCATTTAGTTTAGCCATTAGCTCACCTTCTTTCTGTTTATATTTTTCTTGTATTCATTTTATTTTTGGAAAAGTGGAAATTCCCCTTATCAAATTATTTATTTTCTTCATTATTTTTGCTTTTCCACTTCTATTAATGCTGTGTAATCATTCTTTATAGTTACTTTGTAGTCATTATTGCAGCCTGGACAAATAAAAAAAGATTCTCCAGTTGAATAATTACAACCAGTTGACTTTAATTCAGATCCACAGTCATAACAATAATTACATTCTTCCATTTGTGGTATCTCCTATTTTGTATATTAATTAATTGGTGAACATTCAAAGATTTGAACTCTGACAGCTATTGCAGCTGGTTTCCTACATATCCATAAAAAAAATAACCAGCCCAAAGTTGGACTGGTTGACAAAAGGAGTGAAAAAAGTGTCTTTAAAGATAAGTTTTTATAAGAATAATTTTGTGTACTCCAGATACATTAAGGAGGAGTTAGCATCTGGAGCATAATTAAAAGGAGGTCAATAATTATGAAATTTTATCATGTTATTAATAATAAATATTAGATATACAACTTACATATATATAAAGGCAACAGCCCCCCCCATTTTTTAAAGACTGAAAAAAAATTTCATACATGCAGCATACAAATGTATGCCATAAAAAAAGAATCTGCATTTTAAGCAGATTCTAATAGATTTATAACTTTACCTAATTGTTTAAATAAAGCTACCCTATATTCTTTTATTACAGCAGGATCTGTTGATCCATTATTATATTTTTTCATTGTAGCCATTGACACATTATCTATTAATGCTTCTATTATCATATCTTCTTCTAGATAATCATTTAATGCAACTCTAAAGTCTTTTGCATCTAATATAGTTTCTAAGATCTCTTGCTGATCCATTAATGTTGCAACTCTTTGAGATACATTACCATATTTTAATTCATATGCTTTAGATACTCTTTCAGCTATTCTTTTTCTCATTGTTCTAGCTTTATCTATATCTTTATGTTGAACTTCTCCATTTAAGAATGCTAACTGTTTCTTAGTTAATATATTTGATTTATTTTTATTGAACCAGTTTAAGAATTGATTCATCTTTTCCTTATTATTATGATGCATTAAATTTTCTATTTCTTTTGCTGCTAATATATCTTCAATTGTTAAAGGTTGTCCATCATCTTTAGTTCCTAATTGAGATGCAGCTATTTCTATTATTTCAATAATAGCTCCATTTCTATCTTTTTTACTTTTTGGAATTAAATTCTCTTTTAATTTAAACATAGTCATTGAATATACTGGACCAGCAAAAGCTTTATTATCTAGTCTTAATTCTTTTGCAGTTAATCCTTCTGACACAATTAACATTGATTCATATAATGTAGCATATACTTCATCTCTTATAATGTCTGAACTCCATTCTATAGAGTATTTAGGAATTGCTGCAGCAACTGCTTTAGCAGCTAAGTCTTTATTATAATATTTAAATCTGATTGTTTGAGAATTTTCTGTAGCATTTGCTTCTTGTAAATCAATTAATAGTATTTCAACCATTTTTTCAATTAAATTGTTTATTATTTGTTTTTTCATAAATATTACCACCTTTATTTGTTTCTTTTTTAAATTTAGCACCCTATTGAGACACTTTTCCTAATGATTTATAAAGATAAAAAGTCTTTCATCAGATGCTCTTGTTTATCTATTACTGTGTTATTAAGTTTTTTTCACATTGAATTTTTATTTTTTTAGAAAAATTTTAAGAAAATAACCATTGGCTGCTTGATGTGTCATACCATAATACATGTTTTTTATTATTTAAGATTTGTTGCTCCCATTTGATTATATTTTCTGGATTCTTAGGAGATCCAGATCTATTTACATTGTAGATCAATCTATTCTCTATAGATTTAGCTAAGTCTGTATTTAGCTTAGATATTGCTTTACTATCATCAGATTTGTAAACTGATATATACCATTCTGTATCTTCATGATCTATTGCTATTAAATCTATTTTATAATGCTTATCTGTATATTCATCTGCCATGTAAATCTCTTTAAATATAGAAGTATATTCAGATAATGTATTCAATAAATTGTATTCATGAATCATGTTTAAGAAGTTCTTTATTCTATCTTTAATGTAGTAATATAGCTGTGAATCTTCTCCTAATATATCTATTCTTAGATATCTTTTATTCCAATTACCTTCTGGATAATATTCTGGCTTTCCATATATACCTTTAGTTTTTAACTTCTCTGGGTTTCCATCTTGATTCATCATGTACCACACATAATCTGCTAGGTATTGCAGCTGTTCTTCCTGGTCCACTCCTTGTAGTATAGGATCAATTAAATCCTTTTTTATATTTCCTGTAGGAAGATATTCTGAAAATCCATCTATGGCTTGTGCCATTCTTCTGTGTTTATTATTATTGTGTTTCATTTTAAAATGTCTCCTTTATAATGTAAGTTAATATCAAAAGTTGTATCTTTAGTGTGTTGTTAGTATTTTTGATACATATCTTTCAATTAACTATTACTATTGGAAACATTCTTTTTCACAGTAAATAAAAAAATTTTTTTAAAAAATATAAAAGTGTGATATAATTATAAAGAATTAAGCAAAAAAAAAGAAAGATCTGCCTGGTTGTGAGCAGATCCTTCTCAATATAAACTATATATCTTTACTTTTAAATCCAGTCTTTCTTAATGCATTCTTTGAAAGGCTGTATTTTTTTATGTCTTCATTTTTTACAACTATCTTTTCTAGTTCTAATTGTGCCACTACTACTGGAAGTATTGATGCAGCATATCTTGTTCCTATGCCTTGTTTTTTTGCATAGCTCATAAAGTCATCCTTTAAGAATATTCCTTTTCTAGCCATTGTTCTCTTAGCCCAAGCTATTAATGTATTTATATTCTCCTTAGATGCTTCTGTTTCTTTATACTCTACTTTTGTAGATATTTTTTTCTCTATAGCACTAGCAGCTCTTTGAGTCATTCCAACAGAAGTAATACCAGCTTTAGATGCTCTTTCTTTTATATTATTTGCTTCTAATAATAAAGCTGTATTCCATAATGGAATTGAGTAATATTGAACAGAGTGAATTAAATTCTTTTCTATTTTATGCTTTAAAGACATTTTAAATCTAGCTGGAGCTACTTTTTCTACTTCTTCATCAGAAACTCTTCTTATAAGCCCAAGCATAGTTAATTCTGCTAATTGAGTTTTTATAGTTTTAGAATTATATATAACTGTTCCATCAGCCATTACTTTATATTTCCCAAGCTTCTCTGCTAATTGATTATGAGATATAAAGAATAAGGCTTGACCATGTTCATCTTTTGAAGGGTAACTCATTACCATAGCTTCACAATGATTCAATAAATTATCTAATAATTCTGTAATATATCTCATTCTTGGAGCTAATGCTGGATATGTTTCCTTATTAATTTGCTTTGTAGTTAATAAATATCTATTATTTCTAATTAAAGCAAATTGAGCATCCATCCATTCCTCATTTACTAGTTTTATATTTAATTGTTTCATTAGATATCTTTGAGATTTTATAAACATTTCTGCCTGTGATCCTTTAAATCCTTTTATTTGTGCTACTATGTCATATATATCTTTCTTTCCATGTTCACAGCCACCTAAACAGTTATATAAGTATGTCCCATTAATTTGAATGATCCCAGCAGAAGGTTTTTTATCTGTATGGAATATACAATTAAATTTACTAGGGTTTCTAACTCTTAATAAATCTGCTAAGTTGATTGATAATAAATGCTGTTTTAAGTCTTCAATAGATTCAAAAGATTTATTTCCATATCTAGCTATTAATGCTGGAGTTATTAAGTTATCTTTTGTAACTTCTCCAGATTCTTTAGTTGTTCTTTTAACTTCTTTAATATTAGCCACATTGTCATCCATTGCTGCTATTGTAGCTTGTGATATATTCTTAGGTATATAATCATTTGCTTTTATAACTGCAGCTGGATTCATTAATATAAAGTCTTTTCCACCATGTATCATAGATACTGTTTTAACAGCTCTGTCTGCTCCAGGAAGTATTGACTGTAGGGTATTATATATCATGTCCATTTCAGCTATAGATGTAATAGTTTTATCTAATTGGAATATAGCTCTAAATCTGTGCCATTCTTCTGTATGTGAGAATGTTGTATACATTAAAGCTGGTTGTATATCATTTTCTCCACAAGCACATATAAAGTCTTCTATTGATACATATTCTTCATCAGATACTTTTGTCTTTACTCCATTTATTTTACATCCATTATCTACATCTATTGCTACTAATGATGATGATACAAATGTATCTTTCTTAGTTCCAGTTTGATAGTCAGCTTTAAATGTTCTTCCTTTATTAACTACATAGTCTGCAAGTTCTTCTATAGTTAATGTCATTGGATTTTTTGGTAAAGTCTCTGTTATTCCACCTTTTGCTCTGATTTCTTTATCAGAAGGCTTTCTATCAAAGTCTCTAGTATCCATTAATACTGTATGTTTCATATCTACCTCCTTACTCTCTATTATATCATCATTTTCTGATATATCATCCATTATTTCTTGTAATTCCTTTTTCCATATCTCTTGATCTATAGCTGCTTTCTTAGCTGCTCTTTCTTTCATTTCCTTTAATTCTTCTTCTCCAAATAAAAAAGTTATCATTTCTTCAAAATTCATGTTATTATTCATATTATCATTTCTCCTTTTATGTTTATTTTTGTTGTAAGATTGTATATTATTTAGGCTTTCTCATTTACCTGTCTATCCAACTATTACTTAGATATTTTTTTTTATTAACAATTTAATTTAAATTTTTTTTATTTTTTTATACAAATGAGTAATTCCTTATCTTAATTTGAGATTTTACTAAGCTCATTTTTGAGCTTGGTATCTTAGCCATTAGAAATAGTTGCTAATCTGTCTCTATATTCATATTACCACCCTATTGATACATTTTCAACTCCTAAAAGCTATTTTTTTATCTTATAAAGAAATTAGGACTGCTCAATTTTGAGTTGTCCTCAAGAACTTTGACATCTCTCATTACTCTTTTTTCTCCCCCCCCTTTGCTGCTATTCTTTGCCAGAAGGCTTACTACAGCTGCTTTAGTTTTTCTGCAGTACTTTATTCACATGATGCTACTAACTTATTACAGAAGATAAAACAGAGCTATTTCTGATGATGTTTTAGTTCTCTTTTTTAGCATATTATTGCTATTAACAACAGTAGCTTACAAAATATCATGTCAAAAATAGGCTCAAAGCCTTGGTATTACTGGGTTTATAGGAGATAGCTTGTCATGTACCCCCATTAGATAACCAATGTAAAGAACTTGCATAGGTTATCTAGTAAGGGTACACATGTAAAACACCTTCAAAGCCAGTAATAGCAATGGTTTCAGCCAAAAAGCATGTTATATTTGTATGAAAAGCAAAAAAGATGTAACTAAATTAATAGCTACACCTTTTCTACTACTTGTATTTATCTATGAACATCTGTAATGCTAGATTTAATAAGTCATGCTGTTTGTATTCTGAATACTTATCTTTCCATACTGCATTAAAAGCAGCCATAATAGTATCATTAACTCTTATAGTAGTTCTTTTAACTTCTCCATTTACTTTAGGAATAGGCAGAGATGTGTCAATGACTTCTATATAACTACTAACTGGATCTGATAGCTCTTTAGGACTTAGGGAATCATACCATTCTATAAGCTCTTGTATTTTATCAGCATGTTTAGATACTTTTATTACATTTGATATGGTTTCTTCATCTATTTGTATATTAGGAGTTAAATTGATTGGCTGCTGTGGAATAATTGGAGCAATAGAGACATGTTCAGCTTGTTGTTTAGGAATATAAGTATTATTCTTTTTGCTGTAACCTCTAGCATTCATAAAATCAGCAATAACTCTATTAGTTTTAACATTAAAATAATCATTAAGAGCATTAGCTGTATATCCTTTAGACAATAGTTCTAATACAAGGGCTTCTCTATTTACTGGGCTTAGTCCATACCACTCATGTCTTATATTCTCATTCACTTTATATCACCTCTAGAAATATTATAGCATACATTTGTATGATATGTATCAAAAATGTGGTATAATATTATTAGAGACATTATAAAATTAAGGAGTTGTTGAGAAATGAATAAATTATTATCATTAGATTTTTATAAAGACATATTAGAGCCATTAAATAATAAGAATATCAAAACTGCTGAACTTGCAGCAACTTTAGGAGTATCTACTAATGAATTAGAGCAATACATAAAAGATTATGGCTTTCAATGGATTGGCAGTCAATATCATCAAAATAATAAAAAAGCAGCTTACATAGAAGAATATTTAAAACTTGCAAAGGAAAAAGAGCAAGAAGAAAATAAAATTAATATTCTAAAGAAAGATATGGTAGTAGATCTGGAAAAAGGATCAATAGAAATTCCAACTTTAGGATCAGTTGATATACAATTAATAATTGCTGCTTATGAAAGAGTAAAACAAGCACAAGGAATAGAAGCAGCTAAAAATAAAGGTGATAAATACAAAGGCAGAAAACCATTAGAAATGCCAGATAATTTTAAAGAATATTTGACTAAGGTTGCTGCTAAAGAATTAACAGCTGTAGAAGCAGCTGCTGCATTAAATATAAGCAGAGCATCTTATTATAGGTTAAAAGAAAAAGTAGAAAAAGGATAGAAAATTAATTTCTATCCTTTACACTTCCCAAATAAGTGACATGCTAATTTTTTAACTCTTTTTCTAATGTATCAATCTTATTTTCTAATGTGTCCATTCTATCACATAATCTATTAAGCTGAATTGCAGTAGATTCTGTTGTATCAGCTACAACTTTAAGAGCTGCTGTCAATTCCTTATTTCCTTCAAGTAAAGATGCTTCTCTTTCTTTACTTTCATCCATTATCCTTGTTACTATTTTATTCCCAAATAAAGCTAGTCCTATTACTGCTGAAATAGGGAATCCAACAGCTTCAATTAAATTAAGTATTTCCATGTTTCATCTCTCCCAAAAAAGTAGTGTTGTAATGTGTTATAAATTATGACTCTGCAATTTTGCAGACAGCTAATTTACTTATTAATAATATTAATCAGAGTATATTTATTATCTAGACTTGCTTTTGTGATAATAGAGCTAGAGCATTATCTATCTTTAATTGTATATAAGCATCTAGATCAGCTTTAAAATCATCTGATAGCATTTCTAAAGTAGAAAATTCTTTTTTATCTTTTGTATTCTTATTTTCATCTAAAAGAGAAATTAATTCTTCTTCTGTTTTAAATAAGCTAAAGGCAGATCCACCAGCACCACCAGCTGGACCTATTAAATTTACATATTCATAATCAGATGATCCTTCTTGTCTGATTCCTAATTCTGTACCTTTCCAGTTAAATTCTAAGCTTTTACCAGCAGATCCATCATTACCTTTAGGTCCTTGATCTCCTTTTTGACCAACTTCACCCCTAGGACCTTGTTCTCCAGCATCTCCTTTAAGTCCTTGTATACCTTGTGGACCTTTTAATGCTTCTAATTGTTCTTGTGTAAAGTCAGAATAAGTAAAAGCATCACCTTTTTCTCCTTTTGGACCTGGAGTTAATTCTATTTTATTAATAGCATTATCTACCTCATATTTAGTATAGTAAACAGAAAGATCTATAGTGGGGCTATCCCCTTTTTCTCCTTTAAGATCCATATATTCATAATTAGATGATCCTTCTTGTCTAATCCCAAGGCTTGTTCCATTCCATCTATATTCTAATGATTTTCCATCAACACCAGCTGGACCTACTAATTCTTCTTTAGAAGGTATCATGTCTATTGCTTCTTGTACTGTTTGCTTAGAATTTTCAACTTCTCTTAACAGCTCTATTAATGCTGAATATTGTGGATCATCAACTATACTATCATCTATATCAGTAATGATAGATGACTTAACAGTATAACCAAAAGCATCAGTAGTAACTTTTTTACCTTGATATTCTATTAAAAATTCTGCAGCATAAGTTCCAGGAATGTTAGTGCAATGACTAGGTAAATTTATTTCTATAATTCCTAATGCTTCATTGTAATTAGCAGCATTAACCATTCTAAAAGCACCATTAGGATTTACTACATTCATAATTATTTTATAATTAGTTATATTTACTGGCTGTTTATCTCTTAATAAAGAAACATAAAAATTAGATACATTACTATCTGTATTTGTAAAACTTAATTCTGATTGTGTTACTTTACCAGTTCTTATGTCTAGTGAAAAATTATAATCTCTATTTAAACTCATGCAATTACTCTCCATTTCTATATAATATTAGCCAGGAAAAGCCCTGGTTAGCTCAATATAAAAAATGACATACAAATGTATGCCATTCTATTTTTTAATTGTATAATCTAAGCAGATCCATCCAGCACCAGATTTTAATTTGCCCCAATTATTCTTTGTTTCTACTATTGTATAGACTTCATTCCTTTTAACAGATGTATTAATCTTATAATTAGTACCAGCTCCAGCTCTTACATTTAATACATTAGCTGTTATTTTGACTGTATAAGATGACACTCCAGAATTGGAGACTCCTAATGCAGATAAATTTTTTCCAACTTGATTTAAACAACCTTTAGCAATAGCTTGAGCCATTTGTTCAAACTTAGAATCAAATAAGTTATTATCTGATGTGTGGTCTATGAAACCACATTCTATTAATATAGCTGCACACTTAGTTTCTCTTAAAACATGGAAATTAGATACTTTAACTTTTCTATCTACAAAACCTATTCCAACTAAGTTGTTATTAATCTTTGTAGCAAGTTCTTCTTTTTTTCCACCTTTACTATAAATATGAGTTTCAACACCCTTAGCTTTTTCTGGTGCAATAGCATTTCTATGAATAGATACAAAGTAATCATAAGCTCCTCTGTTTTCCATAGAACTTCTTTGAGATAAGCTAACAGTTGCATCTGATGTTCTAGTATAGCTTACAGATTCTCCATTAGAAGATAAGATTTCTCCAACTCTTCTAGATAATCTTAAAACATCATCAGATTCTCTTCTTTTGTTATAACAAGCTCCTGGGTCACTTCCACCATGTCCTGGGTCTAATAACCATTTTGCCATATACATCACCTTCCTATATTAAATACTTTTGGTTATAAAAAAGACAGCCAATTAATTTATTGGCTGCCCTGTTGACATATCTATGCATAATTGAGAATCATCTATACTTTTTAAAGCATATAAAGACTCATCTTCAAGATTTATAATTACTTCAACATTAATTTTAATATCTTCTGTTCCTTCTATGATAAATCTATTTTCAAATTCTTCTGAAACCCAAACATCACCTTTGCCTTTTTTTACAATTGATGAAATTATATATCCAGTATTGATATACATATATTTATTAGGAATATTAAGAATTACTTTGCCATTTACTATCTGAACATCTTTTAAATTAATTCTAACTTGCTTATTTTCAGCTTCTATGCAATGTGTTTCTGAAAAAGTTCTTGTTAAAGTGTTAGCATAAGAATTAACATGATTTCCTCTAAATGTAGCATTATGCACTACATAGCCACTACAATTCCAATGTCCCCAGCTTCTAATTCTATCATCTGTACCTGGATGAGCTTCCTCTGTTACCACAATTCTAGCATTAAGATTATTACCATTTTGATAACCTAATATAGCTCCATTATCACCATAAACACCTAATAATCCAGTCACTGTATTCCATGTAGCTGATAGAATATCATTTGTAAATAGTGTGCTTCCTTGATAATTAAATTTAATTCTATTATTAATATACATTGGAGCATATACATTGATACCCTTTTTATACTTAGTATTCCCATCAGCTTGATCACTACTCCAACAATCAAAAAAATTGTATTGAGCATCTGAACTTGACCACCCATTTGTTAGATCTGGTTTTGCTATATGAGAAAATCTAATAAAATCCCCATATTGTGCTAAAGCAAAGTTAACTCCATTAAGGTCTCTATTACTAGAAAAATATGAAGTACCAATTCTAAGCATCTGTTCAGTTTTTTGAGAATCTTGAAATGTAATTCCTCCAGCATCTAAACCAACCCATTTACCACCAGATTGGCTTTTTGCTGTTCCATTAAAGATTAAATTTCCATTAGAATCTCCACTTAAAACAGTTGAACCAGATTTATTTTTTACAGTTAATGCACCATTATTAATAGTTACACCATTAGCATCAATAATAGTAGATCCAGAATAGACTTCATCTGGATGTGGTGTCCAAGCTGATTCTATAGTTCCTTCTGATAATGAAATTTGTTTAACACATATCATACCAGAAGTAGCTGAACTATAAATAAATGGTTTAAAAAACACATTTCCAGACTTAGTTCTAAAATGAACATATACTTTTGTATATGCATTTACTGTTAAAGTTTGTCTATAATCTATAACAGTACATTGAGATTGACCACTTGTGTCAGCTGTGCTACTACACCAAAAATGTAATGGTGTCAAACTATTACTTGTAATTGCAGTATTAGTATAAATCCAAGCTTCATAAACATAATCTGTATTGCTTTTTAATCTTACACTTGTATAATATGCCATTCCACTTGGAAAAGTAGTTTTAAATTCTTTTTCACCAATAAAAGGATTTACTCCAGCTGTAGTTATAGAAAGTCCTCCACCATTGCTCACCCAATAAGAAGATCCATTCTTTGCATCAGAATTTTTTAATAAATTAAATCCACCACTAGCTTTGAAACTGGCTGTTATATTATTAGCTGTTTGTGTTAATGAAGATTTTGTTGCATAAGTGTTTGAAGCATCATTCTTATTTAAATAAGTTTGTGCAACTGTATTTGTAATAGAATTCTTTGCCACATTTATCTGTGAAGTTGTTTCAGTTTTTGTGTAAACTTCAGTTTTATTGTAAACATCAGAAGCATTTGCTTTTGTTCCAATTGCTGAATCAATATCTTCAGGGGCTGGTGTCCAAGAACCTGTTTTTGTACCTTCCTCAACCATAAATTCTTCAATAACAACTGTGTATGTGTTATTAGGAAGTCCTTTATTTGGTTGAAAGTAAGTTTGATTAACCCCAGCACTACTGTCAACAAGAGTTGAAGGGGTAGTGTACTCCATTCTTACTTTATGAGGAAGCCCATCATCAAAAACTGAAGTATCAATAGTTCCAATGGTTCCAACATAGACATCATCAATATAAATCTTTGTTGATACAAGTTTTTGTCCATTGTGGAAATGGATATTTTTAATAGTATATTTTGTACAAGTCATGTAGAAGTGAACTATATATTTAGTGTTTTTCTTATATTTAATAAGCTTATCAAAATAGAAACCTCCATCTCCAGTTCCAGTAGGTCTTGTAACAATAAGTTTACCATTCTTTACATATTTAGTTAAATCTAATGTAGAACTACTAAAAGGTTTTATAGTTTCTTTATAAGCTAGATTTCTTCCTCCAATTTGAACATTGTTTACAGCAGTTGAAATCTTATTTTCAACATTAGTTTTAGTCTCATAAGTTTGAGATACTCCTAAATTAATACTATCTTTAGCTATATTAATTTTTGAATCTGTTTCAGATTTAGTGTAAGTTTCTGACTTCTTATAAACATCAGTTGAATTAGCTTTTTTGTTGATAGCTGTATTAAGTTCTGATTTAGCTGAATTAATTTTACTTGTAGCATCTGCTGAAGCTGAACTAATTGCTTCATTCTTTTTAGTATCTGCATAAGATTTAGCAGAATTTAATGTATTAGTATTTGCAGAACTTATCTTTGTTTCTACATTAGATTTAGTTTCATAAGTTTGGCTTACTCCTAGATTAATAGAATCTTTAGCAACTTTTATTGCAGAATCAGTTTGTGCTTTAGTATAAGTTTCAGATTTTGTGTAAACATCAGCAGTGTTTGCTTTAGAATCAATCATTCCTTGCACATCTTCAGGTGCTGGTGTCCATGCTGTGGATTTGCTTCCCTTTTCAACCTTCATTTCATAAACAGATAATGAGCCTGTTTTAATATAGTCAGTTCTTAGCCCAACACTAAAATATTGATTTGAAAGTTGTGCCTCACTTAATGTAAATGTATATGTCTGATACAATGTTAATTCATTGGTATTTCCTTTTGTTATATTTGAAATAACATTAGGACTTGAATTAAATCCTGCACTCCAGCCTGTTACATTTCCACTACCTTGAACATATAGCCTTGCATTGCCCTCTTGACCACTTACCAAAGTAATGTTTTTGTATTTATATGTTAAGGAAACAGAAATTTTATCCCCAGCTTTTAAATCAGGTGTTAAATACACTTTTCTATAGAACATAGTAGTGTTTGTTCCCCCTGTAAAATTGGTAAAAGCAACAGTTTCTTTAGAATCCCTCATTAAGTTTCTAGAACCTACCTGAATCCCATTAATTGCTTCATTAACCTTTGTTGTTACATTTGATTTAGTTTCATAAGTGTTTTTAACACCAAGCTCAATACTATCTTTAGCAACTTTTATTGCAGAATCAGTTTCTGTCTTAGAATAAGTTTCTGACTTAGTGTAAACATCAGTTTTAGATGCTTTTAGGTCAATAGATGCTTGAACATCTTCAGGTGCTGGTGTCCAATCTGTAGCTTTAGTCCCTTCCTCTATTTGTACCTTGGATATATAAACAGTATTAGTATCAATACCATACACAAAAGGCTTCATATAATAAACATCTTGTGTATTTGGTGTTTCAAATACAACCCAAATCTTTGTCCATTTATTTGCTTCTAATTTTCCACTTGCAGAAATAACTTTTTCTAAATGCTGTCCACCTGTTTCAGAAGTGTTTAACCACATGTGTAGTGGGTTAGAACTATTTACTATCATACTTCCACTAGACTTCATCATCATGCTATATACATAAGTTGTATTTCTTTTTAATTTGATAAATGAATTATATTGAATACCTGAATATCCAGTAACTTTTATAGTTTTTGTACCATCAATAAAAGTTCCTTCTACCTTGCCAATTCCACCACTATTGCCTATCCAATTACCCAAACCATATTGGTCTATATTACTTTTAAGAAATAAATTTCTGCCACCAACTTGTAAATTATTAAAATTAGCTGTAACAGTATTAACTTTAGTTTCAGCAGAGCTTACCCTTTGTGTTATAGAATCTGTAGTAGTCTTAATTTCTGCAACTTTATCTGTTATAGTCTTGTTAACAGTTGTTATTTGCCCATTTGTATAGCTCTTAGCATCAGCTAATGCTTTGCTTTGAGCATTATTAGCTTTTGTTGTTGCATCACTTGCAGCAGTACTTATAGCAGCATTCTTAGCAGTATTTATTCTATTGTCAACTGTTCCTAATTGAGTTGTATGTGTACTGATAGTAGATTCAGTAGAACTTACCCTTTGAGTTATGCCAGATACATTAACTTCTATAGCAGCTACATTATTCTTTATATTAGTAACATCTGTTTTAACAGCTGATATATTATTTTTATTAGTATCTATGCTTGATTGAAGCTCTTTCTTAGCTGTATTAATATCTGATTGTTCTACCTTTAAAGCTATAGAATCTTTCATAGCAGATATTTCAGAAGTATGTTTATTTAATGTACTATTCATATTATTTTTATCTGCTGTATAAGTTTGAGAATCAACTTTTAACTTAATAGCATTTGTATTAGCTGTAATGCTAGTACTGTTTGCAGCTATTTTCTTTCCTTGTTCTGTTATAGTTGTATCTTGTTGACTTAATTTAGCTGATAAATTAGTGCCATTAACATCTATTTTAGTTCCAGAAATTGATTCAGTAGCTCCATTGATTCTAGTTATAACACTATTAATATTTAATTTAGCTCCATCAATATTAGCATTGCCAGATATTTTGTCATTTGTTATTGATCCATTAGTTATACCAGCATTAGTTACCCCATTTTCATCCATGATAACTGTTTTTCCATCAGCTCCCCTAACTAATAAACCATATTTGCTACCATCTCCATTAACATCACCTAAAGAAACTCTTTCAACTTGTTTAGATCCTATACCAGTAAATACTTGCAATCTGTTTCCAGACATTTTTAAATTACTATTAGGTCCAGCTACAGTTACTCTTGATGTATCTATAGTTCCAGTAGTAAGTTTGTTTGCTTCAAGATCTGATATTTGAGCAGATCCTATTGCACCATTTGCAATGATACTTGATCCAGCTTGAATTGATCCAGCTGCTATGTTAGTTGCAGTAACTGATCCAGCTGTAAGATGTTTAGTTTGAATTGAATTAGCTTGAATTTTTTCAGAGCTTATAGAATTGGCTGTAAGATGTTTAGTTTGAATTGAATTTGCTTGAATATGTTGTGCTGAAATTTCATCAGCTTTTATTTTTTCTCCAGTAATTGAATTGTCATCAACTTCTATAGAACCATTTAAATCATCTGTACTAATAGTTCCATCAGTACCTATTGTGTCACCAGCTAAGTTTAATATATTATCTTTTTCAGCTTGTAAATCTTCAAAAGTAAGAGCATGACTTGCTATTTCACAAGTATTATTGTCTGGATCTTGTGGGTATATAGTCATTTTAACAATTCTTTGAGTTTCTCTTGTTCTAGTCTTTTTGTCTACTATTGTTACAGTATCTCCTATGTCATACATGTGTATGTCAGTACCATTTATAGCAGCTAAATCTTTAATTACAGCTTTATAAGAAATATAAGGTTTAGATAAATCAGCTAATTTTGCAATTGCATCATCTCTTAATGATTCAGCTGTAGTGTATCTTTCATCTTTCCAATAAGCAGCAATTACTTTATTTTTATAAGCTAAATTATCTACATAATTTCTGCCACTATTTACAGATTCAATAGTTAAATCATCTTTACCTATTGGATATATTCTAGTAATTATGTCATAAGTATGTCCTTCTTTATTTAAGCTTACTAAATTTAAATCAGACATAAAATAAGAGCCTTTATCAGCTCCTACAGTATCATATACATATAATTTTTTATTTAAAGCATCAAAATTATACTCAACCCTAAAGACTTTCTTTATATCTGATAATACATCATAAGAATTAGTTATCTTTTTTCTTAATGTTCTTTTCTTCTTTGTATTACAATGTAATTCATATGTCCATCCAGTACCATTTAATGCAGCTAGTATAGTATTATTTATATTTTGCTCTAATGAAGTAAATTCTTTAAAAGCATTACCTTGTAGATCTTCAATATTACAAATAGCTATGACTTGAATATCATAACCATTGTCATTTACTTCTTTGATTATGTATTCATTATCAAATCCTTTTAATCTTAAATATCTTTCACACTTTAATTCATATCTGTAATCATTTGAGGCAGTAAAATTGAATTCTATTTGATCTACACTATTTAAGTCTTTTACTACCTTCAAATTTGTAACATTAGTCAATAATGCTACATGTTCTTTTGATTCATTTAATAATTTTATCATTTTACCACCTCAATATTTATTAATATAATTCATTAAAGCTCAGTTCTACATCACAACCAGTAGATAAGGTTATTTGACTATTTCCAGGATTCAAATAAGGTAATGACCAAGAATTATAATATTTAAAATAATTTTCACCAGTTAAGTTGATAATTTCTCCAGTATGAGAATTTATAATTATTGAATCTCCTTGTGGTAAACCAGTTATAGTTATTGGTTCACTAAATCCAGAAATATTAATGTTTTCTGTTATCTTATTAGATGTTATTTTTAAATAAACAGTAGCAGCATGTGTTCCTAAATTCTCTACATCAATTCTTTTTGTATCTTTTCCTTGATAAGTTTTGGTTTGCCCCCTGCCATAATCACATAATAAGTTAACAGTAGTCTTATAGATTCCTGGTCTTATTTTTTCATTTGAATCAATACCATCTAACCAGCATCTATACTGTAAATCCATATCAGAAAAACTGATATAGCAGCTTAACAGCTCTTTTAATAGCTTAGATTTATTTTTGTAAAAATCATTATCATCTGCACATTTAAAAAGGAATACAAGTGAGATTGTTTTAAACCCCCTTTGTATTCCTTTCTCTATAGGAGATGCTGCTCCAGCTTCCCAGCTTACACCAGAACTAGAGCTGTTTTCAGAAATATCTCTATCTATTAAAGTAGCTTTAAAGTCAGAAATATTTTGATAATTTATATACATCTACACCATCACCTTATTAAATTTTCCTTTTCATTCTCTTTGCAGCTTCACTCATAAAATAATCCATATCATTTCTATCTCTGAATGAATAAGATCCATTAAAATTGATACTTACATTATTATTACTTGTAGCTACAGCATTTCTAGAAATAGCTCCAGCAGAAAATCCACCAGTACTATTAATAGCAGCAGTCAAACTATTTAAAGATTGAGCTAATGCTCTTTGAGTTCTTTGGATTGTTGACTCTGTTTTTGTAATTTGAATCTTACCAGTTATAGTTTTACTATAAGCACTTCTAAGTCTGCTCCAATCATTAATAGATTTATTAGCCATTGAATTAGTAGAAGAAGTTACTCCATTACTCATATTTGCTACAGAGCTTTTAGCATTAGATGACATTTTTTCAGCATTGCTGGTAACATCACCACTCATACTAGTAACTGATTTTTTTGCAGCTTCTGCTAACTTTGTATATGATTTATTAGAATCACTATACATAGTATCAGCTGATTGTTTAATTGATTGATTAGCTTTCTTAAAGTTAGAATCAGCAACTTGTGCTACTTGTGCAGTATTTGAAGCTGTATCAGTAGCCATGCCCTTAGTTGCATCTTTCATAGCTTTTTTAGCATCAAATAAATTAATTGAAGCTGACTGTGCTGCTTTTTGAGTATTGGATTCTACAGCCTGTGCAGCTTCTGCTGTATTAGCATCTACAGCTTGTGCAGCTTCTTCTGTTTTAGCATCCATTTTTTGTTTCATCAGATCCATAGCAGCTGTAACATCTTTTTGCATGGTTTCAGCATCTATTTTTCCAGCCTTAGCCATTGTTTCTAAGTTATATTGTACTTGCTTGGCTGATTCTTCTACTGTCATTCCTTCTTGAATGCCACTAAACATCATTCTAGTTGTATCATTCATTCCTTGAAGTATATTGATTTGCTGACTGTCCATATTATTTAATTGAGCTGCTAAATTATTTGAAGCTTCTTCATATTCTCCATTAACTATATTAGGTACAGCATCTAATATAGTTTGCATAGAATTAACTGTGCCTTGTAATTGCTCTACAGTTGCATTTCTTAGGTTATCCATACCCCTTGTAGCTGTTAAACACATCTTGTCCATTGCTTCTTGTGTGTTAAGCTCCATCTCTGCCCCAGATTCTTTAATAATTCCTGGAATATCTTTAAATCTTCCTGTTATAACAGCTTGAATTACTTCTAATACTGTTTTTATAATGATAAGCATATTTCCAAAGGTTAACTGAATAACTCCAGATATATATTCACATATGCCACCTAAGAAGAAACCAAATGCTCCAAATTTCTCTTGAAGCCCTAATATAGCTGTGTTACTATCTCCAATCTTAGCAACTAGTAAAGTACCTAGTACAGCAGCTACAGCAGTTATTACAGGAGTCATTGCAGCAAAAACTGGAATTAATGAACCACTACCAATTACACTCATTATTGACATTAAAGATGATGCTGCACTTATTCCTGTACCTATTACTGATAAAACTGGTCCTAATGCAGCAACAGCTCCAGCAATACCTATAAGAGTTGATACAAGCTCTGGATTGTTTTTAATCCATTCTACAGTTTTTTCTATTATAGGAGTTACTTTATCAACCATATCCTTTAATATTGGCAGCAAAGATTCTCCAATAGTTGCTCCTAATTCTTTTAATGTATTCCATAAAGCAGTTATTTGAGCTGAGAATCCATTTTCAACAGTATCAGACACACTATCAGCAGTACCTGCTAATCCTTCAAGGCTGGAACTTCCTTCTGCTACAGCTGCAAGTAATGAATCTCCTGTATCTTCCCATTGAGTACCAAATATAGCAGTAGCTGCTGTATTTTGTTTGATTGGATCTTTCATTTCAGATATTTTTTGAGCAACTTCTTTCATTTGAGCAGATGCAGTTGCTCCACCAGCTGCAATATTGGATTGAACTGTTTTAGCATTAAGCCCTAAAGTCTTTATAGCACTAGCTGCATCATCATTCATTTCAGATAATCTTAATCTAGCTTCTTTGACACCATCTAGCAATTTATCAGTATTAAAAGCACCATTTTCCATACCTTTTGCTATGATGGATAATGTTTCTTCTGCTGTATAGCCTAATTTAGACATTTGTGGAGCATATTCATGCAATGTATCTAAAAAGTCTCCAGAGACATTTAAACCATTTTTCATACCATAAGCTATAATATCTGTTGCATTTTGACCAGATATGCCAAAGTTTCTCATCATTAATGATGCAGCTTTTATACTGTCTTGTGCATCAACATCAAAAGCTTTAGATAAAGATAACACTTCTGTTGTAAAGTCTTCTACTTCATCTGGAGACAGTAAATCACCTAATGTTTGTTTAACAGCTATAATTGATTCTGTAGCATCTCCAAAGTCAAAACCTTTTTTAGATAAAGTCCTTACAGTCTTTAAAACTTCATTGGCTTCATTTTCAGTCAGTCCTAATGATGATTGAATTTTAGTAAGAGCATTATCAGATTCTACAGCAGCTGCAGTTGCTGCAGTTCCTACTGCAATTAATGGCTTAGTTACTTTATCAGTTAGATTGCTGCCAATGTCTTTTAACTTCTCTCCAGCTTTTGAAAATTTCTCTAGTCTTTTTTGAGCATCTTCAAAACCTTGTCTTACATTAGACATAGCACTAGTAAAGGCAGAAATATCTAACCTTATTTTCATCCTTAGATCTTGCACTATCTCACCAACTTTCTATTTAAATTTGTCAAATAAAAATGACAATGTGTCTTCTCTTTCTTCTAAAGTTGATTCCTTATATCCAGAATCATTAGCAGGATCAGTATTAAAAGGATCAATGATCTTAAACTTTTTACCACCTTGAATTACACCAAAAGCATTGTAACAAGCCATAAAATTGTAATAATAATCTTGCTTTAATTTTTCTTCATAGCCATTCAATGTTAATTTAGCTTCTTTAATGGTTAAGCCATAAAAATCACTTGGAGACATTCCCATACTTCCTACAAGTTTTGAATATAATATTTCTATATATTCTTCAAAAGAAGAAAAAGGAGGATCTACTCCCCCATATCATCATTTTCTGATTGTTCTTTTATTCCTAAACCTTTATATAATGCTGATAACATTATTTCTGCAATCTCTTGAATTGTTCCACCATCTGCAAGAAAAACAGACATTAAATCTCCTGCTTTTTCTGGAGTTAATTTAGGTTTATTGTTGAATTTTATTAATCCATAATAAAAAAGTGATCTTATTGCTAATATGTCCATGTCTTTATTTAATTTCATTATGTCAAGCCCTTCTGACTTCATTTGACATAATACATTTATGTCATAGCAGATCATGTATTTTTTATTGTTTATTTTTATAATTGTGTTTGTCATGTTTTACCTACTCCTACTCTATTTTTTGTTATTTTAAACTATTATGCTTCTACTTCTGCCAATGCTCCAGTACCTTCAAAAGATACAGAATATGTCATAGTATCTTCATAAGGGGCATCAATTGAGATAGATGTTATAATAGCTTTTCCTGTGTAACCAACTGATTTAGTTGAATCAGCCATTAATACAGTTACTTCTGTTCCTTCATTAAAAGCTTGAATAGCTGCTTTATATCCAGCATCATCAACAAAGAATACACCATCACAGTCAACTGTCCATGATTTTAAACCAGCTATCTTAGAAGTCCATGCTCCAGATGTTTTATTTGTTGTGTCTATTGTTTCTGAACTCATTTCTACAGATGCATTTCTTTGTCCACCTAGAGCTTGATCTCCAAGTTTAATTAATATGTCCATACCTTTTTTAATCATATTGTCATTTCTCCATTTCTTTATTTATTTTTTGGCAACAAAAAAGAGCCTTAAAAAAGCTCTTATTAATTGTTAAGTTCTATAGTTTTAATTTTTAAAATTAATGAACTGTGATATATACTACCTTTAGTAGAACCTTCTACTGATTGGCTTTTATCATCTTCCTTTTGAATAACCATATTATTTAACTTTATATCTAAGTAAAGATTATTGATTTTTATATCATTATCATTAATTGTTTGTATTACTTTTTGTGAGATTTCCTTTATCTCCTTTTGACCAGTATAATTACTGAAAATATCTATATTTTGCATTATTTCATAGCCAATATTGGTCTTTGTGCCACTATCTAATAATTGACTATAACCAATAGAGATAAAAGGATATTCTGTTTCATCTGGCACAGTATCAAAGACATTGTAACCAGTAGAAGATAATACTTTGTATAGCTCACCTTGTACAGCTAAAATATCAATCATTTTATCACCTTCCACCCTGTGCAAAAGCAGCTCTTATTGCTGCTTCAATTCTTCTTTCTAAATCTTGTGTTTCTTCATTAAAAGCAGGATTTAAAAAAGGCTTAGCAGCTCTTTTCCTAGTTCCATATTCAATGCAGTTAGCATATTCTACATTTGTTCCTATGTCAGCTTCAACTCCACCCATAGATTCACTAAAATTATGAGTTATGCTGCCCCTTAATCTTCCTGTGTCTACTGGTGCTTTTTGTTTAGCATTTCTTTCTATAGCTAATGCTGTTACCTTAATTTCATTATTAGAAGCATTTACAGCATCTTTTGCTGATATTCCAAGCTCTTTTATTACATCACTAAAATTAGCATCACAATTTAATCTCATTTGCTACATCAACTCCATTACATATCTAATTACTTTACCATAATCAGTTACAGATATTCTTTTATACTTCTGGTTATCATATTCAAAAATAAAATCATCAATAGCTATCTTGCTTCTACTAAAAACCTTAATAGCATGATGTGTTATTTCTCTACCATTAGCATCTATTTTATATTCTGTATATGGAGCTACAGAGCAGCTGATTTTACCATATGAATTATATTTATCTGTATATCCACCATAGCCATCTTTGGATCTAGTAATGGAATATACTTTTATAGATTTGTTGTAATTCATTATAAGGTCCTTAATCTTCTTGATTGAGATTTCTTGTATTCATCTAGTAAAGGCTTGTATTCTGTTAAAGTATCTGATTCAAAACTGGATTGAATTACATCTATTGATTCAGATGTAAGCCCTTCTGATCCAATCTTTCTGAATCTTTTTATTGCTATTTCTTCTGCTATGAAATTAAGGTTAACTGGAAGTGTTTCAGTAGAAATGTATAAACAGATTAGCTTAGAAGCATCATCAATGAATATAGATAACAGATCATCTTGTGCATCATCTTCTAAACCTAATTTGAGTTTTATTCTGTCAAGGCTGCCAGATGTATTAGATGATAAATTATATTTTATTTTTCTAAAATCCATTATTTATCACCCTTTTTCTTTTGTTTTTGCTGCTTTGGTTTTACAGCATTTTTTGTCTTTTTTTCTTGTTCCTGCTCTACAGCTTGATTTATATTTCTTCTTCTTCTAAAAGTTGCTAAACCCATTCTGTCAGCTCCTTTCTATAATGAATAAAAAAGAGAAGCTATAGCAGCTTCTCTAGTATGTTTTAAACTATTCAGAAATAGTAACTTTTATAGCTTTAGATTCATCTCTTAAATAAGCTACAAAGTGCTTATCTACAGCATATACATTAGTCTTAGTTAAGATGTCTCTATCAGTTTCTACATTTGTATCTCTCTTTAATTCAATACCTATAGCACCTTCTTTTACTATAAACATTTCATTAGCAGATACTTTATTTGAAATAACAACATTCACACCATATATTTGTCCAACATGACCAGTTACTTTAGCTTGACCATTTGAAATGTGAACATAGTCATTAGATTTTCTGATAGCAGCATAGTGAGCTGGATTCATAAATATATACATTGTATCTTCTATATCTTCTCCAAACTTTAATACAGCATCTGCAACTATATCAGAAGTAACTGCTCCAGTATGAGCATGTACTAAAGCTGTGATTCCTCTAAGTGCAGCAAAGCAATCATTATCCACTTTATTAGCTACAGCTAGTAATAATTGTGATGCTACTTCATTTACTGGATCTCCATATCCAGATAAAATTGCTTCATCTGTTAATTCAACAGCTTTTGCAGCCTTTTTAACAGTAACTTGTTTAGATTTAGCTTGTAATAATACTGGAGTATCTGCTTCTCCTTCTGCTAAATCTGCTGCATCTCCAATGTATTGATATACTGGAATTGTTAAAGTATTACCTGGATTACCTTGTAATTCTCTACCAACTCTTGCTAATGGAGCTAATTTGATTAAGTCAGTTAACTTTGCATCTATAAATTCTCCTAATTTTTCTGGATTGATAAGGTTTGTTAATTTTGTTGTTGACATATTTGTTTCCTCTTTTCTTCTTCTTAATTTTTTGCACAAAAAAAGAGCCATCAATTAATGGCTCTCAAATATATGTGAAAAGTAATTACTACTGCATATTCATATAATCAGTAAAAGACATGCTTTTTAGATCTGTAGTATTATTAAAAGGTTGAGTAGGAGTAGTAGGAGTAGATCCTTTTGTTCTTTCTACTACAGATTGATCTAGCTGTGATTTAAATTCTGATTCAAATAATTCTAAGTTGCATCTTGTTTCTTCTTCTGTTGATCCAACAAAGTATTTTACTAATGCAGCTGGTAATCCACTTTTACTAGCTATTTCAGTTGCTTGTGCTGTTAATTTTTCTCTTACAGCTTCTTGTTTTATTTGTTCCATTTGTTTTCTTAACTCTCTGATCTCCTTTTGTTCTGGAGTTTCATTAGGGAATCTTTTTGTAATTTCATCATTTAATAATTTTTCTAAATTATAACATAATTTTTTTATTTAATGTTATCTAATTAAAAAAGCCATCGGAATTCGTACATTAACGAACCCTGATGGCTTTAATATTTTATTCAGTTTTCAATTCTATCAAATTGGATTATTATAGTTC